GTTAAAAAAAGCTATACGAGTAACTCAAGAATCTATTGGATTATTTGAGTACTTAGCAGAAGCTTATAAAAATAATAAGACTCCTACACCTCAAAATATATTTAAAAACTATAAAGCATATGTTAAACGAAAAGGTGGAAACTGGAGTTTAACAGCATACAAACAGAAAGTAGTAGATGCAGTTAATGGTAGAGGAGAACAAACATATACAGTTATGGCATCTGCAACTAACCAAGCAGAAAAAGGAGCCTTTGAGGCTGCTGTACCTAGAGAGATAGGTAAGTTAGTAGGAAACATGAGAGCTATACCAAATAATGTGATAGCTACAGAAATGTTATCAAGATTACATAAAAGTAAAGCTATGAAAAACACTGATATTATAGGTTCAAAACCTCTTACAAGTGAAATAGCAAACCAAATAGGAGATATAGCTTTAGGAAAGAAAACTAGACCTTACAAGCCTTCTCCAAAAACAGGTACAAAGGCATATAAAAATAAAACTCCTAAGCATGAAAAAGCTATAAGAGAAATGGAAAGACAACAAAGAGTAGTTATTAAAAATATAGCAAAACTCAAGACTTTGAAAAAATCAACTACCAAAGCGGTTAATAACCCTGGCAGTAAGACAAACGATAAAGAAGAAGCTAGAAGAATAGCAAAAGCTAGACTAGCAATACAGGCAAAGCTACCCGCCGAAATAAGAAGAAATATGGGTAGGCCTGCACTAATTAATAGAACAGGGAGATTTTCTGATTCAGTAAAATTAGAAACCCTATCAGCTTCGAAAGCTGGAATGGTAGGAGTATACTCATATATGCTTAGACCATATGAAACATTCGAGAATACAGGAAAACAAAAATGGCCTATAGCATATAACCCTAAGACCCTTATTACAAAAAGTATAAGAAACTTAGCAATGGGGTATGCAGCAGGTAAACTAACACTCAGGAGAATTTAAATGGCATCAACGTATAGAACAGCAAGAAAAAAGATTGTTGATGCTCTTGTAGAACATTTAAATACAGAGATAAATGGTGTAGCACCATATAACTCTAATATATTTAAAAATGCTCACGGACACTTAAAGTTTCTAGATCAAATTTCAGAATACCCACATATCTGTGTGGTGGCTGGAGATGAAACTAGAACTTATGAGCCAGGTGAGTTTAAATGGAGGTTTCTTCAAGTAGAAATCAGATGTTATATCAGTGACACTGAAGATCCTCAAGAAGTCTTATCTCTTTTAATGGAAGACATAGAAAGAGTTGTAGACGACAATGATGTTTTGATTTACGACGATACTGTAAGTCCAAACTTAACAACGACTTCCTTAACTTTGTTGACATTGACCACAGACGAAGGAGCCTTAGCTCCATTAGGAATTGGTTCTTTATCAATCGAGTGTAGGTACTAATCGAAATTACAAAGCAGATAAAAATCTAGCTAAGTACTTTCAAAGACTAAAAATAGAATAGGAGAAAAGCAATGGCTTTAAATCTTTCGAGAAATACCAAAGTATTTGTTAGCTCAGCTAATGGAGTTCCCACTGCAGGTGGGGGTATACTAACAGCATATGTTAGTACTAAAGGATCTGGTTACGCGGTCGGAGACATCGTAACATTAGGTACTACTTCTGGCTCAGGAGCAAATGCAAAATGTATAGTTCTTTCTATCGGTGGCTCAGGTGCAGTTGAATCAATAGCAATCCCAAATAACTTTAGAGGTAATGGGTTTGTTGTAGATGAAACAGCAACCGAATCAGCCGTAGAAAACTATGCAGGAACAGACAATTCAGGAGCCTCAGGGTTGATTGTAACAGTAAAAACAGTTACAGGAACAACAACACAACAGGGTGCACGACCAGGAACTGGACGTTTCAAAGGAAACGAAACAGACTGTAACACATTTAGGATTGGTGTATTAGACGGATATAGCTTCTCACAAGGAAGTGAATCCTCAGATGTAACAATCTCAGAGGCAGGTGCAGCACCAAACAGGGGTTCAAAAAGATTCAATGATGCTTTACCACCAGCAGAATGGTCAATGGGTACATATGTACGACCATTTGTACATGGTGCAGCAAGTTGGAGAGCAAACAACACTTTTGATGCCGTAGAAAATATACTATGGGCAGCTTTAGCAGGAACAGCTTTATCAGATGCAACCGGAAACGGAATTGCAACAGGTACAAGTGCAGCAAATGGAGCATTAGTTGACTTCATTGAATCCGACGCTCATGAACTTTTAAAATTAAATATCTTTTTCGTACTAGAAAATACAACATATAGATTGAATAACTGTCAAGTTAATCAAGCTGAAGTTGACTTCTCTATTGACGGAATAGCCCAGGTCACATGGTCTGGAAATGCAACAACTATCGACCAAGTAACAACAGCACTAGAAGATCCTTCTAAGTATCAAGTAGAAATATTTGATGCAGATGGAAACAGTTTAACACACTCAAGCGGTAGTGTTGACACTTATGTAGAAACCTACAACTTCGCTGATGCAGTTGGTCCAAGCGACGCGGATTACCTAAGAAATAAATTATCCACACTATATCTTGATGCAGATGCTCAAGGTGGTGGTAATTCTTCAGGTGGTTTAGATGACAGAACTTATGATATTAATATCACAGGTGGAAACATCACAATCGCTAACAACATTACCTACGTAACACCAGAAACAATCGGTATTGTTGATAAACCAATTGGTTCTTTTACAGGAGCTAGAACTATAACAGGTTCTTTGAATATGTATTTGGACACAAAATCAAATGGTTCAAACCAATTACTTTCTGATTTATCAGATGCGGAAGACCTAGTAACAAACGTTTTTGACATGCGTTTATTCATGGGAGTATCTGGAACAGTAGCGGCAGACGGTGATGCAATGGAAGCAAATGACTTCACAGCACCGGGTGTCGAATTTAACATGCCAAAGGCTCATCTATCAATACCAGCTATTGAAGTGGCCGACTTGGTATCCGTGTCAGTCGAATTTGCGGCTCATGGATCTGATCTCTTAACGGGAGATGAAATGAAAGTCAAATATTTAGGTGCAACTTCTCACACTCAAAGCGGCTACGCTGCTACAGGTGCTAGAGCAGTAGATGCTTAAGTAAAATGTCTTATAGTTTTCTCAAGGAGAGTAAGCTATACATAGTATATGGCGGAAACAAGTATAGAATTTTTACTTCAACCGCCATATCTTTTAACCAAACATTTGCGGAAGATTCGTACTCAGTAAAGACTCTGCACGATCAATCAAAAATGTTGGACAACGTAACTATAACAAAAGCCAATCCAGCTTCGTTTAGTTTTGATGTACCTTTAACCATTGAAAAGAATGAGTCTATTGTACTTAATTTAGCAACTGATTTAGTAGCAAAAACAGGTAATCCAGAGAGTAGCGTGTCAACAAGACATGATGCAACAGAAACTGGAATATCTATACAGCAACTAAAAAGGTTTGATATGTATGTACAAACAGGTAGTAACACTTTTAAAGTAGAAAATTGTGTTGTTACTTCAGCTAATTTTGACTTTCAAGCAGAAAGCCAATTTACACTGAGACTAGAAGGACAAGGAACTAAAGTAAGTAGGGTGGGTAATCAAAGTTACACCATTCCTGGCTCAGCAATCTCTGAGTCAACCACACGAACTCCACTACTTGTTTATCCAGTTGTAACGATAGATTCTTTAGATATGAGTAGCATTATAAGTGTTACTTTACAATTACAGAATGATATATCGTTTACAAACTACGAGAATCTTCATGACAGTCTATCAGTAACTAGCTCAAGTAACGCTCAGTTTCCAAATGACTACACCGTGAATAAACGTATCTTATCGGGAGAAATACGTCAATACACAACAAACAATAATAACACACAATTTGATGACTTTAGTACTAATAGTAACTTGACCATTAAAGCAGTACAGGTAGGGAAAGCAGCTAATGCTACACCCTTCTTTCAGATAGCTCTGAACCCTGTTAAATATACTGCTAGATTGAGTCCTGAAGAAGTTTACACACAAAGCTATGATTATATGTCTTTAGACAACACAGCAGTAGGAACAAGCATCACACAATATTCTTAGGAGAATAACACATGGAATTAAAAAACTTATTAGTGGATAGTAAAACCACTTGGGTAGAGTTTCCCGGACTCAACGGATTTGAAGTAGAACTTGCAAATCTATCCCGTAAGGAACTTATAGCATTAAGAAAAAGATGCACAAACAATAAATTTAATAGAAAAACTAGAGCTTTTGAAGAGTCCCTAGATGATGAAAAATTTGTAGTAGAATTTACAAATGCAACTGTAAAAGGTTGGAAAGGGTTAAAATTAAAATATCTTGAAGATTTAGTACTTGTTGATTTAAAAGGACAAAATCCTGAAACAGAAATGGATTTTTCTGAAGAAAACGCTAAGCAACTAGTAGAAAACTCTTCTGAATTTGATAACTGGCTCAATGAGGTAGTCTTTGATTTAGAAAACTTTCGTTCTAAAGAGCGTAAGGAAGATAAAAAAGAGGCTGAAAATATATCTTGATCATACCAACATAGGTATGAATAAAGACCAGTATCTGCGAATGATGGAGCAGACTGGAGAAGAAATAGATTGGAAAAGAATTCCTCCAGATATAGAGGATTTTCCATCTATGGTACATAGAGCTATAAATATCTACAATAATCTCGGTGATAGAGTTTACTCTGATGTAGGCTTTACAGGGAAAGATTATACTAACTTAAAATTTATGTACGAAGCAGAAGGGGTAGAAACCCTATACGAAAAAGAAATAATATTTGACTTTCTAAGATTCTTTGAAAAAGAAGCAATAGATGAGTCACAGCGGCAAATTAAAGCCTCATACGATAAGATCAAGAAGAAATAAATGGCAGATAAAGAAGTACTAATTGAAGTCATAGTGACGTCGAAAGGCTTAAAGATGTCCGCAAAAGATGCGGCAAAATTAGCCAAAGAAACTGAAAAAATTGACGATTCGCAAAAGAAAGCGACTAAATCTGGTAATCAGTTTCATAAGATGCAAAAAGGCGTCGGACAGCTTGGTGCCAATAATACTAAAAACTTTTCTAAAATGAGCCAGACCCTCGGAAGCGGGGGCTCTTCTGGTTTAGTAGCCGCATATGCAACGTTAGCGGCTAACGTCTTTGCTGCGTCCGCAGCATTTAACGCTCTATCCAGAGCAGCAGAATTTGAAAACCTTAAAAGGGGTCTTGAAGAACTTGGCGCTCAGTCAGGTAGAACTTTGTCTGTTATGGCAGAAGGACTACGTGAAGTAACAGGAGGAGCAATCTCTGCAGAAGAAGCTATGAGAGGAGCCGCTTTAGGTGTCTCTGGTGGTTTTGGTGGAGAACAACTTGAAGGACTTGCAAAAATCGCAAAAGGTGCTTCTATTACATTAGGAAGAAGTTTACCAGATGCGTTTGATAGGTTAACAAGAGGTGCTATTAAACTAGAACCTGAAATCTTAGATGAATTAGGTATTATGGTTCGTCTTGATGATGCAGTAGAAAACTATGCGGCTGAAATAGGAAAAGCTGCAGGAGCTCTGACTCAAATGGAACGAAGGCAAGCGTTTATGAATGCAATTCTTACACAGGGTGAAGCAAAATTCGGAGAGATAGCAGATGCAGTCGACACGGATCCGTATGCTCGATTAGGAGCCACCTT